GCCAAATACATATTGTCTATGCGTAACAAGGCTGGATATGTAGTAACTGGAAGGAGAAAAACATGAGCCATTTAGGAAACGACCAAGCAAAAGAGAGATGGTATGAGGAAGCCCTTGATTGGTGGCATAAAGAAGCTACTGAATCTGGGCTAATGACCAATGAGACTATGGCAGAAGCCTATGTCCAATGGAAGATGGATAGGGATGGGCATGGTGATCCAGAATTATTCATGTTACATATTGGAGGATTTAGAATATTTGAAGGGAAACTATGATGGGTATAAATGTATTCAGTGCCTTTGATGGTATGAGTTGTGGACGTATCGCTTTAGATAAAGCTGGTATACCAGTAGATAACTATTGGGCTAGTGAGATAGACCCCTATGCTATAAAGGTAGCCAAGATAAACTATCCAGATACAATCCATGTGGGTGACATAGCTGCCCTAGATTGGAATGACGAGGGTTTACACGCTCACTTACGTCCCGACATTGACCTACTGATAGGTGGCTCACCATGTCAAGGCTTTAGTTTTGCTGGTAAGCAATTAAACTTCAACGATCCACGTTCCAAACTATTCTTTGAGTTCGTCAGACTGATGGATGAAATGAAACCTACATGGTTTCTTCTGGAAAATGTAAAGATGAAAAGAGAAAGTCAGGATATTATTTCCAGGTATTTGGGTGTAGAACCTATAGAATTAAATAGTAATCTTGTATCGGCACAAAACAGGCGAAGATTATATTGGACTAACATTCCATTTAGTACACCTCACGACAAAGATATATGGTTAAAAGATATACTGGAAGATGGGTATGTGGATAGAAAAAAGGCTCATTGCCTAGATGCTAACTACTTCAAGGGCGGTAATCTAAAATCTTATTTTGAAAAGCATAGAAGACAGCTAGTGTTTAGTTCGGATGGTCTATGCCATGTAGGTGATGCTGATTTAAAAGGGCATGATGCCATCAAGAGAGTGTACCATCCAGAAGGTAAGGCTCCTACCCTAACGACTATGGGTGGAGGACACAGGGAACCAAAGATATTGCTGACACAAGATAATCTAAAGTGGCGTAAGCTAACACCCCTTGAGTGTGAGAGATTGCAGACTGTACCCGAAGGGTATACTGCTCATGTATCCAATACGCAACGATATAAAATGTTGGGTAATGGATGGACAGTGGACATGATAGCCCACATTTTCAAAAACATAGGAGAGACTAATGGAAAAAAGCAGCTCGAACTCTTTTAATTTAAAAGAATCTTTGGAGGACATCTCTGGTCAATTAGAGATGGGTAAGATTGACCAAGCAACGGCTCTTGAAGCCTTGTCAAATATTGTAAATAGTTTTAAAGAGAGTGAAGATAATGCTGGAAATTAAATTAAACAAGCATGAGGTTAGTATCCTTACTGAAATTTTAAATCACCATGTATATAGGGTGGATGATAATACTTGGATAAATAAGTACGGCAATCGTACTGTCGTTCACGTTATATCTTTTCTCAAAAAAATAGGAGGGTATACAGATTATGGTAAAAACATTTAGAGTAACTGCACATTATACGCAGTATTTATCTACAGAAATTAATGTTCCAGATGATTGGAATGAGGAGCGTCTAATGCAATTTTACAAAGATCATGGAGCTACTGGTGAGTTTGAGGAAGATCCTGATAATTGTGATTGGACATGGGGATGTGCTGAACAAATAGCTTTTATCCCAGACAATCCTATAAAGCCAGATAAGAAGTTCTTTGAAGAAGAAGAGGAGGAAGATGATTGGAATGAACAAAGAGATGGTTGTTCTCTTACATTGTTTCAAAATGAAAGCCCAACCAAGGAATATTAAGACAACCCCTACCATACTTAACAGGAGAAAATGTTATGACAAAGTACTTTAGTAGTAGTAAAGGTAAGCACATTGAAGTTGAATCTATGACAGACCAGCATGTTCGTAATGCTTTTATTAAGTTGATTAATCATAATGAGTTAGTAGAAAATGAATTGAGTGAGACTCTTGAGAACCTAGAATTACATGTTGACCAGAATAAATCTTATGTTAATATGCTTATGGCAAAAGCAAAAGAAAGTACATCAGTTAAGGGACATCGCTATGTATTTTCTGATATACCCAATGATCCTGATGGAGAATACTTTGTTGAACAGCTTAGAAAGTATCTTAATAAGGATACCTATGAGATGAGGGTAAGAGGACAGTATCTCAAAGATGGATTGGACTGGAGACAACATACCTATGGTCAGTCCATTGAAAAATCTAAGTGTTTAAGAATTTATGTGGAGAAAAAGTAATGACATTTGAATATACTTTAACTGACCTGGAAAAGAAAATCTGTGTAGATGGTGCAGATATGAGGTATAATATAGCTAGGTCTTCTGGTGTTTCCAATGGAAAAATTGGACCACAAAGTAATAAACTAACAGATCAGTTAGGACTTGGAGGAGAGTTGACAGTAGCAAAATGGTTGAACTTATACCCTGACTTTACCATCTATGTCAGGCAAGGCGGTGCAGATTTAGTTACACACTCTGGAACTCGCATTGATGTAAAGACTACCAAGTATGCAACAGGGAGACTGCTTGCTAAAATAAATACTGCATACGAAAGCATTGATGTATTTGTTCTAGTGACTACCGACTATCCTACCTTTACTGTAAGAGGGTGGGCAACTAAAGAACAGTTGATTAATCCTGAAAATATAATTAATCTAGGACATGGTGATGGGTATGGATTAAACCAAGATCAACTACAAGTAGATACAATTTTATAAGGAGATAGAGTAATGCCTGGAGAAAAGTTAATGATAAAGACTTATCAAATACTTTTGGATATGAATGTTGAAGACCTTGAAGATAGAATAACAATTAAAGAAGCTATCTATTCTTATCTTGAGGAATTAATTAAAGATGATAGCTTATACTATGAGGAGATAGAGGAGCAAAGATCATGAGAGAATATGTATATGATAGAGAGTGTGCTGACTGTGGAGATATGACTTGTGCAGAGGTGTGCTTTTTTTATGAAGATGAAATTTATTGTGAGGACTGTTGTCCTGTTGGATATGGAGAGTAGAATGAGACTACCTGAGAATACCTTTTGGTTACTAATAGGGATAGTAGTTATTATGCTACTTATGATACCAGTTTTATATATAGGAGGGTACTATGGTTGAAACATATGTTAGAAGCATCAAGAAAAATATGATGATGGCTAATAAGGCATTGGAAGAATACAAAGTAATGTATACGGTTGCTAGAGAAACTATTAAGAGACTGACCAAAGAAAACGAAACAATAAAAGATGAGATGAAAACTTTACAAGGTCAGTATCAAAATTCATTAATAAGAATTAAAGAACTGAGAGATGACAAGTCGTAATCCATACTGGAAAATACTGAGAGAACTAAAATATAAAATAGTTCGTGACAAGAAAGGTAAAAGAAGTTATACTAGAAAACTAAAACATAGAAAGGAGATAGAGTAATGCCCCCTGGATTTACTTATTCACAGTGGCAATGGTTTATGGAATGTCAATACGAGTTCATGCCTAACTGGTATTGGGATATTACAAAACGTAAGGCAGCCTATCAACAATATAAGGAGAGTAGTGATGTTTCAGAATCCAGATGATAACTTTATACATTCTGTTAAAGATGTTGAAGTCATCAAGAAAAAATCTCGTACAAGAGATGATCTATATTACACTGATATAGTTGTTACTTGTACTAATGGTAAGAAACGTAGCATTGAATTGTTCAGTGATAGTGAGATAACGATCAGAGAAAGGGCAAGCTAATGAGCATTGATAAGTTTGATAATGTAACAGATGTAATGACTTACATCAGAAAGGGAGGAGATGCCTGGGGTTATCCTATCGTTGAAGAATACATAGGAGGATTGTCCTCACCTTTTCCAGCATATGATACTATCTTTACTGATCCGATAGAACTATCTATTGATAGGTTCAATGGTCTGGATGTAGACGATCTTAATAAAACTATTGCTGAAGGTAAGGAACAATGGCAAAAAGAATATGAAAATTTTATAGATAATAAACTGTAAATGTGATATACTTTAAGGAGAAAGAAGATGAGTGATCCAGAATATACTGTAGGTGTATGGGATATGACATTCTACAAGATTGATCCAGAAACTGACGAGCCATTACAAAACAAGGATGGTACAACAAAAGTATTCTACTCTAATAATATAGATGCTGGTTATTGGGCTAGTGGAATTGATCCTGATGACTTGATAGAAATGGAGGGACAAGATTACAGTCCAAATACACATCATATTGATAATCCTATACAAACAAAATTACAGGAGGTAATATTTGATTTGTATGATAACAAGCAGACTGATCTAGCACAGAAACTTGAAGAGATTGAAGTCGAAATCTTTAAAGTAAAGGAGGGACAAGATGATTGAGCTTGAGCCTAATCCAGACTGTCAACATTGTGACATTGAATATACTTGTTGGGAGTGTGAGTGGGAAGAAGTGTTAACTAAGTATCCTAATGCACGAAGGATTGGATACACTTTTGAATGGGAGATTCCTAATGATTGAACCACTAGGATCAGTGTACCCAACTACACCTATAACAGTGTATTGGGAAAATAGAATTAGTGCTGGCTCAGAAGCTAGAATGATTGCTGTTGCAGGTGAGCCGCATGTAGTGTATAATAGTAAGGGTGAATTAATACTAGTACCCGATGGATCATGGGGTGTTGGTTCTGTTTATGCATAGGAGATAAATATGTATTCTAATATAGATAGCCAGAAACTTTTTGATATTGTGCTAGATGATATACAGATGGTGATTGATGGTGAGCTAGACTGTCTTGAGAAAGAAGGTTGTGAATCAATACTAGAGCTGCTTGAAGAGATACGAAACAGAAGCCCACACCTGGACTCAAGGATACCAATCAATCGTAATGATCTGGAGTTTAAACGAGGGGATTTTCTTGAGGATAAAGATGGTGATATGAGAGGATCAGTTCTCTTTATAAATGATAGTCACCTATGGTTGTTTGATCATAAGAAAGATAACCAAGTTAAGTACGAAGCAAAGAATTATAATAAATTAAGGAAGGTTAAACCATGACAGATTGTAAGCAATGCGGAGAAGAATTATACTTCCCTGCTGTAGTAGACTCAAATGACAGGGTAGTATCTGTTGATAACGCTCATGCAAAGTGCAGCAATGATACCTGTTCTCTAGGGCAAGAGTTTACAAATACAATTAACGTAATAGCTATTAACTACTAGGAGAAAGAAATGACTGATGAAAAAGAAATACAGGAACCTGATGAAAAAGATTTAATAATCAAGGCTCTTGAAGAAAAAATAGTAGGACACAAAAAATTTCAGAATACAATTAGGGCTGTGCTAGAACCTTTTGTACTTCAAATAATGAAAGATTTAGTACCTAATTTAGAAATCAAAGTGAAGGAGAAGTAACATGGCAGTTAAAAAGAAAAGAGCAAGAACCAAGAAGGGTACTTACAAGGCTGACAATCCTAAGACCCAGACTATTAATGAAGCATACACAGCCAGTGTTCTGGAAGGTTATCAGAATACTATGAAGCAATACTTTACTCTATACTAGGAGATATAAATGAGTGTCATTGAAGGTAAGGTATGGGGTAGCACTGAGCCTATACTACAGTCACCAGCAGTAGAGATACATAGAATTAATGTTAAGAAAGATGGGTATTGTTCTCAACATAAGCATCAGTCTAAGATTAATATGTTCTATGTAATCTCTGGTTGGTTAGAGATACAGAGATGGAAGGACTATGGACTATGTGACAGCACACATCTCCATGCTGGAGAAACATCTATAGTACCAGCAGGTGAGATGCATAAGTTCATAGCTCATAGAAATACAGAAGCTCTTGAGATTTATTGGGCTGAATTAAATCACAATGATATTATAAGAGAAAATGTAGGAGGAGTAGGAGAATGATATTTTTAATATGTTTACTTATAACTACAGCACCAGCTTTGCTGGATGTAGCAGACGTAATACTTTATACAGGAGGGTAACATGGATTTAATTATACTATTACTAATGATACTAGGAGGGTAACATGAGTTTTGTAATCGTCCACATGCCAGTACCCAATGACATAGAATCATATTCTTTTTTGCCTAATGCAACTGGAGGTACTGGATATTTTAAAACGTCCCATGAAGCATTTGAATGTTTAGAAATCATGGGACTAGGAGATGAAGAAGACTTTAAAGTAATGAGGGTACATTGAAACTAATAATTAGTATTATGATTATGATGTTTGCTTTTATACCGACAGCAAAAGCAGATTCTTTTACATGTTTAGTTGAAGCAATATATCATGAAGCAAGATCACAATCTTTGATAGGAATGTTAGCTGTTGCAAATGTGATATTGACAAGAACGTATAGTAAAAAGTTTCCAGATACTATATGCGGAGTAGTTCACCAGGGAAGATACTGGAAAAACAGTCCTGTTAGAGATAAGTGCCAGTTCTCTTACTGGTGTGATGGTAAACCAGAAAAATATAATGATATCAAAAGTTTAACGACTAGTATAAATGTGGCAGAGTTAGCTTTGAAAGGTGTTGTTGTCTCCAAAATTAGGGAAGCAACTCACTATCATGCTTCATATGTAAAACCGTTTTGGGCTTCGGAAAAAAACTTTAAATTCTTGGCTCAAATTGAAGATCATTTATTTTATGTTGACAAAAAAAATAAGTAGCGTATAATATTATATATAATATATTATAAATACAGGTTATAAATAAATATGAAAGATAAAGATATAATAAATAAACAATCTAATCATATAGATATTTTAAATAAACTTTTTAAGGAAAAGGATAATGAAAATCTAAAACTTAGAAAGCTGCTTGAAAGATACGGATATAAAAAAG